CAAAAGATCAGCAAGAGGTTTTGCGAGCAACGCAGAGGTCGTCGCAACTACAGCAATTGAGGCGGTAACAGTTATCATACCTGCTGATGGTATGTTCTGGACAATCTGATCAGGTATATTTAAATTATCAAATACAGGGAGACATTCTTTTCCTACTGTCTCATACTTAATAATCTTTTTATTACCCTCTAGGATCTTTCCTACAGGGTTTTTTAATTCTTGTGCTCTACTCGGACACTCTGCTTTTGGCGGTGGCGGTGGTGTTGTATCTGTTTTTGCTTTTGGTGTCTCTGGTTCTTCAGTTTCTGGAGATTTGATAGGTGGAGGTGGAGGAGACTCTGTTGTTATATCTAATTTATTTGGATCATAATCAATAGGATAAAAACTAGGTGTTCCAGCATCACAGAATGTCTGAACACCATCCTTATCTTCATCCTTCAGTGTTTGATTCTCACCACTATCTCTATGGGACTCAACACACCCTGGTATATTAACAATAGGAACACCCACCTGTGTAGTCACGGGTGGGTAAACTGGTAACGCCTGTGGAGGATTAACTATCCAATCAGGCATTACATTAATATTCAAATCCCGAATATCACTAATACGAATACTATTATTCGGAATACTAATATTGGGTATATCCATTAGTCTTTCCAACCACCTTTCAATACCCATTCATCGTGGTATTGATTTTTCCAAGAACTACTAATTCCATATGAAGGTTGAATAACCTGCTCAATGTATCTCCTATTTTCTTTTGCGAGATTGAGACTCAGAGTTTCTAAACTCTTTACTCTACCATCAACTTGGGATGCCCACCATACGGCACCAGCACCCTGAACCAAAAGAAAGGATACAATGGCAAATGGAACTTTGAAGTCTTTCATTATTAAAATGGAACTGCGCCACCAGTAGCAGCAGGCATACCCATAGCACCACCAGTAGCATCAGGAAGTTCTGGCATTGCAGAATCCATCATTCCAGGAAGTTGTCCAGCAATTGCTTCTGCTGCTGCAGCAGCAACTTGTCCCTTTACATTCTCAACAATAGAATCTTTATTAAGATATAGTGCCGTACCGCCTCCGACGATACCCGCAGTTCCTACAAATGATAGAACTGCTAAAACATTAATTACTTTTTGCATAATTTTATTAATAGATTCTTTATTTAACAATCATTGAGTATACTACCAATAGTAGATCCCGTAGCAGAACCTATTTTACCACCTAATAGTGATACCCATCCAGCTGCTAACCATCCAACATATGGGATTCCAATCACAGCAGGAACACCGACTCCAGCAGCAATACTAGTTCCCGCCATCGCACCTTGTGACCGTGCTCCAGCGTCCGCCACTAAACACTCTTCTTCTCGGGCAGTCAACTTTCCCTCGCCGTCACCTCCAACACCCCCTAGATTGCGAGTTCCATCTTTTGTAAATTGATCACGACGCCATTCACGGCGAGTCTCAGTGCCACCACCAAAGAATCCTCTCTTTTCTTTATCTAATGATAAAGATTTTTGTGATTCTAATATCTTGGGGTCATCGGCACGAAATTCAATCTCATATCCATCCTTACCTGCTTTAATCTTGTAGGAAGAATAAGGACCATTAGGTATATTAAGTGTAGGAACTGTTGGTCCTAATGCCTCCCGTGGCGTGTGATCAATCAGATGACCCAACACTCCAATGTGAGCAACACCCACAATAGCACCCAATGTGATTGTAGCAACCCGAAGAGACTTATTCATATCAGACCCCAATAACCACAGTATTCTTCACTATCTATGATTATCTTTTATTCAATGAGTGTTCCATGTGCTCTACGAATCTCTCTTAGTGCTTCTAAATTCATATCTTTAGTACCACCATCATAGGCGTGAGCATACCCTTCAGTAATCATTTGCTCGTTAAGGGACACACTGTCGTCCCCAATGTAAAGCCAACCCAGAAGACGCCCGTATTTGCCAACGCCACCAACAAGTTCAGTCCTAACAGACAACTCATCATCACCAGCCAACGTGCCTTCGAGTTTTTCTTTGAGCCAGTTGGTTGCGTCGATTCCAAGTGCCTTCTCCTCTAGGTTCTTCGTCCTCTTTTCCGGTGTATCAACTCCTGCAACTCTAACTCTTTCTTTCTTGTATAAGTCAAACCCAAGATCAATGGTGACATCAATAGTATCGCCATCAAGTACACGGTTGATCTCCGTCACTCGGAAGTTGTAACAACTCTTTCTGTTCGGGGGTGTCATTGCTCCCATTATTGAGTTCCGTATAAGATAACTTTATTATGTAGACGACATACGTTGCTGTCATTACAACAGCAAGTATCACACATATAATTACCGACCATACGGGATCATTAACATTGTCAAGAGGACGTAATACTAAATTCATTTTTTAAAAGGCTCCCAATGTTGCCAACCGTAATTATGTACTGCCCACATGCCAATAATAGGGACGAAGACTAGACACCATGCCATGACTCCTAACCCATATGGATTGTTCAATACTATACCGCAAAACCTAGCAAACTGTAAAATCATAATGGATAAGCGTTTACTAAACTCCAAGACACAAACCCTATAACCAAACCGAATATAATTGTTGCTGAAAAGTAATAATTATTCATGACGGTTCCTCCATAGGTCTGCGAAATAACGATCAACTTGATATAAATCACCTTGAGGTGGTTGCTCTTCAATCTTAGACCATTCATCACAAAGTCTTCTCATCTCAGGAACGATACCATCAGGTCTAAACATTCTACCGAATGATGACATGGCAAACGCATATCTCATTCTAATGCGCTGATCCATTTCCTGTGTAGGCGTCAGTTTCATAATAGTTATTTTCACCTCTTCTGTACCCGAAATATGCGGTGGCACATATAAAGGGTAGTGATCCGTAAAGTAGGACATGTGCTAAAGTCATTTAATTTTTTCCTCGTAGATTTTAACCAATTGTTCTACTCGAACTTTGTCCTCGTAAATTTTAATCAATCGTTCTGCTTGTTTCTTATCAGATCCACAAGGAGCATTTTTTATACACATAAGAATTAATTCATCATCGCTAATAGAGGGTTTAATAGTAAACCCCCACTTGTCAACCTCACCTTCTATAGGTGCTTCTGGACTATCAATCATTGGAAAAATACCTTAAACCCAAGAGATGTTCTACCACCTTCAAATTCTTTTATGCTACTTAAGTACTCAGCAAATAATTTTAAATCATTACCATACTCAATACCAATAGATCCTAAAGGACCTTCAAAGTTATCTTTACTATCAAACTTTGAGTTATTCACAGATATACCACTATACACCGTAAGATCTTGTGATAGTGGTGCTAAAAATTTTACACCTGCATGATTGATACCAGGATGATCATCACACTGTACTGGAGATGAAAGATGTTCAGCAAACAATCTTAAATATTTGTACATATCATATTCAATACCAAAGGAACCCACAGGTTCACTTAAATTAATTTGCTCACTATCATAGGGTTCTAAAGTAACTCCGACATAAGTTCTCACTTCATCGGGACTCATAACTCCAAGTATTGCGGTTGTTAGTGTTCCGACAATCGTACTTGGTCCAATACATAAACTCATTTCACATTACCAGGTGATAAGGATTGAAAGATTTTTGAGCAAACATCAATAGCACCTGGTGCTCCATACACTCCAGAGAAGATATATGAGATACCTAACTTAGAACAATACAGTTCCAGTTCCTGACATTTTGTTATGTCACTGGTACTATGATCGATGATGATATCACCTTCTTCAAGTAAAGGTAGTAACTCATCAAGTGTGTCTTCTGCTTTTTGCTCTGGACATGTCATCTGAAAAATACCAGGAATTCTACCAGCACTAGTGTATTTTTTACCATCAGATTTAACTGCTCGGACAAGATACTCTAATGAAGTTACACATCCACTAAGGTATCCTGCTTCATATTGTCCGCAGGCATTTTCGTAGTTGGTACTACTGTAACCCCAAACTTCAATTCCCTTTTCAATCATACGGCGAGACATGCCCTCGCCAGTACGACCCAGACCAATCATTCCAACTTTCATAATCAATTAATTAACGTGTACTGTGCCGGTCATTCCTGCTCCTTGATGAGGACCACACCAATAATTATAGTCCCCTTTGTCAGCAAATACAACGTCCTGTGATTCGCCAGGAGCAAACAGTAATGCTTCTCTTGAGAGATCTGGACGAGATTCTACAATAATGTTATGTGGAGGTAGTGCTTCATTAATGAAATGAACTGTATCTCCCGCAGAGATTGTTATCTCATTGGGTTCAAATACTAGGTTGCCACCAGCACCCATTGAGACATCTACTGCCCATGCTGGCATAGCAAAAAATAGTGTAATTAGAAGCGCAAGAAAGTACTTCATTGTGTTTTCACGACTACACTATCTATTCAACTATTACGTCTTTATACTTATACTTGTTTTGAGTTCCTGACCTTACATCTTGTATGGTTTGTCGGTCCCAAATCCAATTTGAATTGGTGCTTGTTCGATACGAATAGTTTGAGCGGGAGCAGTTTGTGCTGCTGCTTGAATCAATCTTTCCATGTCTGCCTTGCTGATTCCGCCGCCACCATTACCACCACCTTCTCCTGCTTTCTTCGCTGCCTGGACACCAAAAGTCGCCAGAACCCCCGTAAAGACGCTGGCGATAAAAGTTGGATCTAGTTTTTGTTCAGGAATACCAAGGGCTGGAGGTAACTTGATGTATGCCAGCGTGAGTATTCCGCCGCTCCAAACAAGGATGCCAAGCCTAACAAAAGTAGACAGAATAGCAAGTTGTTCCTCTTTGTCATCTGCTGCTTCCTTTAACTTTCCAAGAATACCTTTTTTCTTAGGATCTTTGGAGATTTCCTTTTTAACTTCTTCTGGCATCCCGTATGAAGCAACTAATATATTTAGAAAAAAAGGGAGTATTTAAACCCCCTCAAATATCGGTGTCATTAGTCCTCCGTCTGGAGGACCATCATCATCTTCATTTGTTTCTATGAAGAGTAACATAAAGAATAGAGGTGCCAAGAAAAAAATAGTTGCTTGTGCCCATTCTATACTCATAACTTTGTTCTCTTTGGTGTCATTGCTGCTGCTGCTCCAATTGGAACCAACATGAATAATGCTACGGCAAAGAATCCCATTACCAAATACCTGGAATGATTTGACCTGTGGTTGCGTAACTACCCATGGCAGCGATGATACCGAGCATTGCTGCCCAACCGTTGATACGTTCTGCGTTTTCGTTCATTTTCTTTTCTCCAAAGTTTTGTTTTTAATGATTACTTTTGTTCCATCATGACCAAATTCTAATTGATCATCTGGGTGCCAAAGGAGTTCCTCAAATAAAGCATTAAGTTTCTCCATATCTTCATAGAGTGCATTTGGATTTGGCATATTAATTGAAAATATTTTCTATCTATTCAGATAATGTAAGATAGAATTTAGTTTGATCACTTGGTGAGTTCTCATAAATTGAGCTATCACCATATTCTTTATGATCTTTATATCCAACCATACGACCTTTCGTATTTTGGATTGCCCCCATCATAGCAATGATCAGGAAGATTGCGGGTGGTCCAATGATAAGAGCACCTCCAATCACATAATAAGTAAGCAGTTCAGCAATGTCAGGCATGATCATGATTCATAAAGTGTTTGTCAAGAACTTCAATTCGTTCTTCTTCGTGGGCGATGATATCAAGTTGTTCTTGGATAGCACCAAGGACATCAGGATGCTCACCAATACCCACAGGATTGTGTAAGTAAACTTCAACGTTTGCTTTTGCTTTGGCAATAATACCTTCTGCATCAGCACGAAGTCCTTCTAGGATTTTAAGGCGCAGATTACAAGACATTAATAGAGTTCCTCTTCTTTTTCAGTTTCAACTATACAATCGCTAGTTGGATAGGCAACGCAGGTAAGGACAAATCCTGCTTCAATCTGGTCATCGTCAAGAAACGATTGATCTGATTGATCAACAGTGCCGGAGACAATTTTACCAGCACACGATGAACAAGCACCAGCACGACATGAGTAATTCATATCAATGCCTGCTTCTTCAGCAGCATCAAGGATGTACTGATCATCCTCACAGGTGGCAACTTGTTCTCCTTCAGGAGTACGAAAAGTAATAGAGAAAGTCATAATTCAAAAAAGTGTTAAGTATCTATACTATATGATACTGTATTTTGTTAGAAATGTCTATTAAAGAACACCAAAGAAAAAGTTACCGGTGACAGCATAGGAAACAAATCCAGCAATGATTCCTAGCATAGCAGCACGACCATTCAATTTCTCTGCTTTCTCTGCGTATGACTCATAACCATAACGCTCCGCGTCGGTCTGTGAAACATACATCGTTGGTTCTTTAGCGAACAGATTCTGTTGTCCACGATCATTTGTTGTTACAGTCACGATACACTCCGTAATGTTTCTTTACATAGTATATAGGAAACATAAAGTTTTGTCAATAGTCTGAGTCACTACCATAACTGGTACAGGTCTTTTTATTTTCTTCTGATGCTCTGCACCACTGCCTCACGTAACTATCTGCATCCATAGTCATTTTATAGTGAGCATGGTTATGCAGTGTCCCTATCAATACTAACATTCCTAGCAACAGAAGAGAAGTCAATGTTCCTGGATTCGTTAGGAATTTGAGAACAAATTTCATAAAAAAAGGGGATGCCGTCGCACCCCCAGTATAACATCTAGATGTTTATGTGTCTATATTGAATATCAGAAATTGTACTTCAATCCCAACTTACCACCAAGACCGAAGTCATCTTCGTCTTCAGCGGTCAGGAACGACATCTCACCATACACTCCGAGGGCATCGGTGACGGGGACGCCAACACCTGCTTTACCAGAGAACTGGGTATCGGTCTCTTCACCATCAACAGCGACGATCGCAGGACCAGCCTGGACGTAGTAGGAGGCAGCACCA